CCCATTGCAGTGAGAATTTTGGATTTTAAAGACATTTCTTCTTCCATATTATTCACTTCACAGAATTTACTTTCGTGTAAGCACGGTTGCCGTGTGAGGCTTACACTTAATACTACTGGGTCGGTTATGTCTTTGATTAGACTATTACCCATACTTGACACTTGGTTTTTACAAGCACATTCCTTATTGGCTTTCAATGCTTGTAAGTATTTGTCCGCACTACTACGAGATAGTATGCTGGGACTATACCCAGTGTAGTAACCTTTCATTGCCTCAGCGATTGCAGCTTCATCGGTAATGTGTGTGGTTAACATCCAGGTACCATTAGGGTATGTCTTTTGGGTACCGTCATAGAGTGTAAAAGTAGTATCTTGATCAAGTATTATTGATTGGGATGGTTCGCCTATCTTCCTGCCGTCACGGGTTAATCCGTGTTCATGGTCTACGAATCCGTACTTGTCATATGATTCTTTGAATGCTTGGACTTGTTCACGATTTAATGGTGTTTCTCCATTAGTGTAATCACAATCCTTTGCATTTGGTATTAGTACTGGTGCGGTTAGGTTGATAGTACCATCAGATAGTTTATTAATATACATGGTTCTTCATATTATAGTCGGACTAATTAGAACATTAGATTTTAACTTTGGAATCATCAATAAAACTTGTAAACTCAGTATCTGCATAATCTTCTAATGCTTCGATTATTTCAGATTGAGGTAACTTTTCAAGTTCTGTTTTAGATAATTTCATTATCTCTTCATACTTCATTCTACATACCTCACTCTACGGAGTTTAATACCCCATTGTTTATTCTTAACATTGACAAAGTCTAATAGATTATCTCCGAAAATATCTTTAAGCAATTCAGATTCTATTTTTATTTTTTCGCTAACTGGTAAATGGTCATATTCTGCCATTACCTTTTTCATTGCTTGTTTTCTAGATTTAGTGAATAATCTATCAATTTTCTTTTCTATATCCTTTGCCTCAATACTTGACATAGTACCTTTGAATTCAGAACACCATATCTCTTTATCAGATATTGCTAATCCGTAGTTTTCCCATTTATTAGTACAAGTTAGGAATATGTCTGCTCCGGAGAATGCTCTTGAACCATCTGATGGGTGGTTATGTATTGAAGCTAAATTATTACTGCCTTTAACATAACTTCGTTTATACTTTTGAGGATTGGAAAGTGCATCAAGTTGCTCTTCTCTTGTCATTTGTCTGACTGGTTTTATCCAATCTTCTTCTTTGATACCTACTGCAGATTTGCCTCCTTTAAATTCAGGACTTGTTTTTCTTCCAGTTTTGAAATCAAAGATTTGACCATATTCTCGTTTAGCATTCGCTCTTTTCTTCACTTTGTCTACAATATAATCTAAACCCTCATCAGTAAATTCAGAAGGTAATTCGTTTCGTAAATGTTCTTTGAGTGTGATTGTTGGTTGTTCTTTTGGTTTGCTTTTAGGTTTTGTTTTAGTTTTCTTTGGTTTCTTTTTAGTTTTAGGTTTGTTTAAACCATATTCCCCTAATACATCGTTCAATACATTATCTATGTCTATTTTTGGTTTTGGTTCTTCAATTACTACTTTAGGAGTTGGTTTCTTAAGTTTGTCAAGTTCTGCTTGGAGTTTGTTTACATCATTTTGGAATGTTTTTGCAAGACTAGGTTTTCCTCTTGATTTCCATTTGTCTGCTATTGCTTGGGTTTCTGCTATTTCTTTTTCAAGTTTAGCAATCTTTGAAGTAATAACTGGGTCTTCTACTGGTTGTGGTCCTTTTTGTATTGGTTGTCTTTCAATAGATATTAAGTCAGATTCACGGAACGGTGAGAATGATGGTGCCATCATCCCAGGTGGTAAAACAAAAGGAGCATTACTACACCGACAATTAACCCACTCCTTAATAGGACCACCAGTATCACCAGGAAACTTCAACTTATTACTATACACACCACCAAACCTAATAATCTCACCATCAATATCCAAATGGCTCCTACGGGTACGGCTATCATGAGCAGCAACCCATTGAGTATACTCCACACCAAGACTCTCATAACTGCTCATTATACCCAAATTTTGAGAGTTATGTATTTCAGTTCTTGCTATACGGGTGGCTTCCCATGTTCGGAGTTGGTCGAACCTTTCAGTGATTCTCCTACTAACTTCATCAATACCGTTACCTTCCCTATATCCATCAACTAATATTTGATTAATATTCTTATCAACACGGTTTAATGTGCTTTCACTTGCAGTAAAAGTATACTCAGACAATCTATCTTCAGTATACTCTAATGTTCCGAACAAATTATCACGATTATGAGTGAACTGTACAGGTTGAGCAGATTTCATAGCAACTTTCCGTTGCTCCCTTTTCACCAACCTTTCACCCAACTTCACCGCTCTACGAAACTCCTGAAGTTTATGACTCATTAACAAATCAAAATACTCATGATGTTTCTCATGAATCGGAGCTAAAATAAGATTGATTTGACCCTGCAATAACAGATTATCATTCCAATATTCCATTAATGCTTTCTGAATATCTGCTTCAAGGTCAGTGAAGAATTTGGAGAGATTAACCCTTAACAGGTTCTCATTAGTATCGGATACAAGATTACTCACTTTGCTCGCTGTCAATTCCTGTTTCTTCTTTTTCAACGCCATCATCTAGGTTGCTCCATAAGTTCTCTTCTAAACTTCCCAGTATTGAATTTGCTTCTAAATATGGGTTGTTCTCAGTTTGGTTGAATAAAGCATTCAATGGTTGGTTATTAATGAATCTCTCATCTAAGTACGGTTCATTATCATTGATGGTTAATCCGAATTTGTTTCCGAAGTTATCCACTAACTCCCTTATAGTCATCGCACCTCTAGCAAACAAGAACTCTGCTAATACTAAGTCCTTTGTGTAATCGATTGGTGCTACATCTTCAATGTTAAAACGCCAGGAAGAAATCTCCAAATCCCCTGCGATTAAGTTAACCATGTCTTCAAGTTCTGCTTTGATTGGTGCAATAGTACCATACTTGTAACTGTTCTGAGTTACCATACTGTTAGTTCCATTCAATGTTCCAGTATCAAAAATACCGAGTCTTGATGGATCCATATGATGGGCATGTATTACTTCATCTCTGGTGTCTTTTCGGTACATTCTGAAGTGGCCTTCTTCAGCTTGAACACTTAATGGTGTTATCTTTAATTCGACATTACCTTCTTCGCCCTCTGATGGTATGGTGATACATATTGCTGAATGGGGATTCCTTATGACTTCTTTGATTTGTTGACCTATCTTCCAACGGAGAGTTTGTGTGATGTCATAATCTGGGTTAGGTATTTTATGGCCTTCTCCATCATCGATGTATGGTTCTTCATCGTAGTCTGCGAAGTCTCCTGTTACTGTAATGGCGAACTTTGGCATTCCGTAGTTGTCGAAGAATGCATTATTGTATTTCACAGCACCAATATCACCTTTGATACTACCGAGACAACTAACTATTGGTGGTCTTCCGTAGTAGTCTGTTCCTGGTGCATATTCCATTGTCCATAGTAACTCATTAGCCCTTTCAGATGGGGATAATGAATTGTATGGGTGGAATGTTCCATCATCAGCAGACACATCACAAAGTTGCCCATCCTTATCATAATTCTTACCATAAATCACAAACCATACCTTTTTACCTGCAGGAGTAATATGCAATACTCTCTTCTTATCCGCATGACGTCGGAGTGTCTGAGCAGGAATATGTTTCAACTTCTTAGGTTCGCTATCACTTGTAGTTTCACGTATCAATTCCAATGCAGCATAACCTATTGCTCTGCGGTCATATGCTACCCTTTGCAGATGAGTATTAATGGACGGTGAACAATTATCCAAGAATGCTTTGAACCTTTCTTTCTCTGCATCTATTGGTTCAACATTCTCTAATGGTTTCAAATCATAACTAATACCACTTGCATCTACTGCTACTGCTTCAACACAACTGGCATGATAAGTATACAAGTCCAACAATTGTACCAAATCCCAAGGATTATACTTCGGATTCAATATCTGCTGACCTTGTTTAAACATATCATCAACAATCTGTTTACTACCATCCACATCAACTTCAGCTTTGAAACTATACTTAGATAATTCCATACTGTCAATTAAATGTGGTTCATCGTTATTATCTACTGTTACAATAAAACTATCGCTTTTCATAATTAATCACACATTAATCTTTCGTTTAGGTCTTAACCAATACCTCGCAGCACCAGTACAGGTATCAGTAATGTTATCAGTTCCACCCTCCTCACCAGTGAACTCAACCAATTCATTAACCACTTCATCAAAAATAGATTCAGCAATCAACACTTTACCATCTTCAGCTAAAGATTGTAAATCAAAACTACGAGTTAATTTATCACCTGCTTTGCTCACTTTATCAGGTCGGATACGATAACCTTTCAATTTTTTATGTCTTTGGAATTTACTAATCAACACTTTAGGAGATGCACCAGGTTCTTGTTCAATACGAACTGCTGTTCCTTTACCATCTCTTAAAGTAGTATTAACAAAATATTTATCCACTTGCAATGGAGTTAAACCTTTATTTAATTGCTTTCGGAAGTATAAGTATTCCCCATCATAATAACTTAAATTAGCTGCAGTATTGTCTCCATCTTCACCACTTGCACCTAAATCCCAGTATCTTAAACTTGGTAAGTCTTTAACCATCTCATCCATCTGCTTATCAGGAACTTTACTATTACGGAACCATTTACGGAAGAATACTCCTCCTTCAGGTTCCATTGGGTTTCCTTGGTATACTGCATTGAATCTGAAACTACCCATTGCACGTTTGTTATCTTCTAATTCATTGACAGGTATTTTCTCAGGCCATAATGCAGTTCCTGGTTCACGGCCTAAAGGGTCATGTTCTTCAGCTATTGCAGGAAGATTACATATTACCCATGTTCCATAGGGTATGCTTCCACCATTACGGAGAATCTCTAATGCTTTGAAGATATCCATTTGGGGTTCGTTAGGTACTGTCTTGTCTCCTTCTTTTTTGTAGAGTATTTGCCCTGCTAAATCCCATTTGTTTAGTCTTTGAAATATAGCAATAACTCCTGGTTTGATACCTTTCTCTAAGTCTGCATCGAGTCTTGTCTTTGCTTCGGTATACCACCAGTCATTGAGTTCTTGTTGGTGTGCTTTACTGTTTGCTTTTTTGAAACCTTTAGTTGGATCATCTATTAGGAATAAGTTTGCACCTTCACCGAGTATTGCTCCACCTGTACCGCTGGTGAATAGTCCTCCGTTATGGTTTTTGATGTTCCAGTTACTGGCTGCTTGACTGTCTTCAGATAGTTTGATTTCTTGTTCGAATAAGGTTAGTCCGTATTTCTTTAATAGGTTTCTAACTCTTCTTCCCCATTTCCGACTGAATGCTGCGGTATGCGTTGTTAGTATTACTTTTTTGTCAGGGAAGTGTCCGAGGTACCATGCTAAAAAATAGTAACTGATTAGTTCTGATTTGCCGTGTCTTGGTGGGCAGAATATCATTACTCTTGATAATCTGCCTTGTACAACGTAGAGTAGTAGTTCAATTATGAGTATTAAGTGTTTGAATGGTTTCCATGTGTTTTCACTTGCTTTCATTGCAAAGAATGCGGGATTGTCTGGTATTTTAGGAGTCATTGACAACATCCTCTAACAGTTTTCTTGTTAGTTCTACGTATTCTGGTTTGAGTATGATGTCTTGGCTAATGTTGGCTTTGGTTTTTATTTCTGCTTTGGTTTCCACATCTGCATTTACATCTACTTTCTGAGTATCATCATTGGAAATAGATTTGATAGAATTAATGTCAGTGTTAACAGATTTAGCTCCCGATTCATCTTGGGACAGTGTTAGCCTATCTTCTTCTTTTAATTCTTGTCTTAATTCAACAGTATTTTTCATACATTGAAATAATCCTATAGCTAATTCTTCTTTGAATTGAGTCCACATCGCAGCAACATTCACATCCGATTCTTCATCCAACATTTCAAGATAATCTTTCCTACGAGAGAACCATTTATGTAAATCAAACCAATCTTTTATGGCACTGCATGGTTTAGGGCATTGGCCCTGTTTACCGTCAGTGTCAATATAAAGTTGGATTTCTTCTTGGTGTTGCTCATTGAAAGTTTTGTCAGTACCCCAAAAAATGACCCGCCCTTTGGCTGTCCTTTGGTCGGCCTCTTCAAGTATTAATTGAATGAATTTATGTTTGCTTAAAAGTTTTGTTTTGTATTGTTTGAAATAATGGTGTGCTCTGTCGGATTCTTCTTTTTGTTTTTTCCATGGGTCTCCTTCAAAAGTAGTTATTGGTTTTATGGCCATGTTAACACCATTATTAACATTGTTATATTTTATGTAAAGTTTAGTTAGTTAGTTTTTATGATATCATGTTGAAGTATACGTTTATCAAGATGGTTATGATTGTTAGTCCTACTCCTACTAATGCGACTATTGTGGTTATCCTGTTGTGGTTGTCGGTACTGGTTTGTTTTTGTAGTGCGAGTTCGGTTTCGATTGCTTTTAATCGTAGTTCGAGGTCAGTATCGCCTTTGTTGGATTTGACTATTAGTTTTTGTATGTTTTCATTCATCTTGTCTATTTTTTCTTCCATTTTTTCCATCTTGAGGTATAGTTCATCGATACGCTTATCTTTGTAATCTGCTCTTGTTTTTAGTCGCTCCAAATCCTTTGTTTGGCTTTGGAGTAGTTCTTCATGAATACAGTCGTATTCAATTGCCATAAGTATCACACTTCGTATTCATCGTTGAGTACTGGTTCTTCAGTTTCAACGGTTGGTGCATTGCCAAAGCATGCTAATGTATTCGGATTCTTACTACTCCAGATTGCAATTATCAATGTTATAACTGACATTATTACTGTTGCTAATTGTGTTTGGTCTACTGTGTACCCGAAGTAGGCGAGTATCATTGTTAGGCAGATTGCTATAAAAGTTGCTATGGTTGAGATGTTATTTGTTTCCATTTTTGGTATCCATCCTTTATTTTTTTATGATAATAAAGGAAATGTGGAGGAATTACGGGGGTGAAAAGATTGTTAAACTCTATTAATCTTAAATTGAGGTGAGAAAATATGAAAATACATGTCACTATGGCAGTAAAAAAAATATATGCTTTTATTTTATATCTTTTCGTTTTTTCCTCCACAAATCCCTTATAAACTTGACTTTGTATTCTTCATCATGTATTGCTTGAGTTACATGGAAGATTGTGTTGTCCTTGAGTACTAATCCACAGTGTGTGCAGTATGTTTCTTCTCGGAATGCATCGTATAAGATTTCATCTGTTTTGCATTCTGGACATGATGTGTTGATGTGTTTATGATTGTACTCAGGAGTAATCATTATGGTATCCTTCATTATAAAGTCGGACTATTTAGAAAATTATTTTTAATCCTATTCGTTCTATTTCATTTTGTACTATTTCGGCTTCTCGCTCTGGGTTGTTGTTTGGT